CGTAGCTTCAAGACCTAGGGATTCCCCCCAGCCTCCTCTGCCCCACGCAGCACGGCCCCACCCGCCCAATCGAACGGTTGCATCAACGCCTTCACCCCAAGAGCCTGAACTCCAAGTGTTACGACCCCAACCGCCAGCCACTTACTAGGCAATCCGAATGATCGCGTTGCTCGAGTCCGCCGCAGGCATAACAATTGTAAAATCTCCCGCAGTAGAAGTTTTATCAGCCCCGAAGTCCAAAACAGCGATAGCAGGGTTAGTGCCTGAGTTATTTAGATAAATAAGGCATCCTCTGGCCGTAATTGTGGAAGTTCCCCAGGTAACGTTGGCTAAATCTAGCCATGCGGTTGTTCCGGTAGAAGTTGCATTTGTACTTATTGCAACTACTTTTCCGCCCGCTACATAACCTGTCCCTGAAACTTCATTAGACGAACTATACGCAGTTGTAGTTGCCCCTAATGTAGCGGAACTAGTGTATAGCGCAATATAAAACGCTTGCGATGTACCTGAACTAAAATCAAAGTCTCCGCCAAGGATTTGAACTTTGAACGATGTAGCCATAGCTTGTGAAATAGCCATAAAGGCGTCTCCTATATCTTTCTAATAATGTAAGCCAATTAAGCTTTATCTCTTATGATAAGGCCGGTTCTATACGCATCCGTAACTTCTTTTGCTTCACCAAAGTTTTTAAGGGATACGATTGCTTCCGTAAAACGTTTCTCGTATTCCTGCATAACATCGGCGTCACCTTTCATATAAGTGTAAGCTTCAATTAAACACCCATACAACAAAGCTACTTCTGCATTTGTACTTAACCACGTAGTACCCGTACCGGCCCCCTTAGTTAAACTTACGGGTCGGTAAAAGTAGTGCAGTTCTACTGCATATGACCCATCTGGAGTAGGGCCTATGATAAAATTACTTATGTCAAAAAAAGCATAATACCTGGGAGCCCCTACCGTAGTAGCGTCCGGATTAAACTCTTGTATAAAATTAACATCCTTGTATTCAAGGAAGTATTTATCGTTAGCTGCATCTGTAAAAGATAACGAAAACGGGGCTAAAAAATCACTAGGGGCCGCTAAATACTGGTTATTTACGGTCATTGCTGCCGTTGCGTTTTTCCTAAAAAGCGTCAATTGTACGTTTTTTAAGATCCTTTCTTCTGCGATACGTATAAAAAGAGGTAAATTACTTACAAAGCTAGTTTCTTCGTTTTGAGTATAATTTTGTATCGCTGTTTTAAGTTCGTCGTAAGTAAAACTCATGTTGTTGTCACCGTGACGTTTCCAACTTGCCCAAACGCTGTAACAGGGGCTATCTCAGGCGCCCAAACTAAAGGTACACCTACATAAACCATAGTAGGCTCAACTCGGTCCGGTCTAGCGTTACGCAAAGCTTGTGGGTCTACCACCTTTCTAAAAGGATTTAGCTGCGGTTGCTTTGATTCGTATTCTTCTCTTCCAACCAGGCTGCCGGTCCATTCTTTGCGCATGTCGTTAAGTCGGTAGGCAAAGCCCGACCGATCAGAAATTCCCCAAGCGTTTTTACCTACAGCAAACTTACCCATCAAAGATTCCTAGAATAAGCCATGCTTGGAACTACGTTAAACGAAGCCCTATCCCGATCTTCGTCTATGGCTCGTTGCATTTCTTCTTCATACAATGTCTTTAATAATTGAATACGGTCCGGAGCTTTCTTTATAGCTATGTAATAAGCTAATCCAGCCGCTAATGCAGGGTAGAAGCGAAACGGTATTTGTATAGTATTTGTAGGACTGTCCGCATCATCAATACGGACCAACCTGTTAAAAATAAGTTGATCTGTACTGTTAATTGGAACAGGCCACACTTTTAAAATAGGCGTAATAAGCCTATCTAGAAACCACTGAGAGGACCTAGATTGTTGCGTCTTATTAGGGATATTAAGAAAGGTGTCACGGCTTAAACGTTGAATTCCGTAATCTTGGTTATCGCGTCGCACCACTACAGATAATATGTCTATGGTGTCCGCGTTAAGCGGATATTCACCCTGGCCCTGAACGCAATTAACAGTGGTTTGTACAATAGTCCATTGATTTAAACCACGGTTAGCCCAATCCGCAAACAAAAGATTAAGAGAACGTTTGGCTGTTCGAATATCAAACCCTGTGCGGACTTCTTTACCGCAACGTTCAAACGCCTCCTCAATATATTCGGTGACATCTAACTCAAAATCTGTTGATCCTGAAACAGCCATGTTCTATTTCCCAGCAGACTTTATTTATTTTCTTGCGTATCCGCCATTGCCCATTTTAACTGCGCAACCGCCTCTATTCATTTTACGTACTTTAGCACCACCGTTGGCATTCCTTACTCCATTGCCACCACGGCTCATGCCTTTCATTGCTTCCATCTTACGAGGACTGGCGTATGTAGTATCACCCATAAATTTCTCCTTACTTACGTTTTTTAATCGCCCCGCCTGCTTTCTTTGTTACAGGCCTGGCGGTTTTAGCAGACTTTTTAAAAGCGGCTGCGGTAGGAGCGCCTTTTGCCCCTACTTTTCGCATTTTTTCACCTGAGCCTGCTGCGATACGAGCTTTTTTAGCCGCGATGTTGGCGTATAAACCTCTTTTTGCTACCACTTTTTACAACTCCAATATCTTGCTGAAAACTTATCTTTAGCCGTTTCACATTTATGCCTGGCTCTAAAACTAGCGCGTCTAGCGGGGATAGATTTTTTGATCGTCATATTCGGATCACCAAATCGCACTAATTTAACGTCACTGCCTTTCTTGGCCAAAACTGCAAACTTTTTGCTACCGCCAGACGTTCTTTTAGGCTTGTTATAGCCTGAGAAAGACTCTCCTCTATAAGAAACTCTACCAGAAGGTGTTCTTTTAACAGCCGCTGTAGTGGCCATAAAACCCCCGAGTTAATTATAGAATATAGTTACAGCAGTTATATTCGTTAAAGCCGAGACATATATATCGGACACTCTTACGCCCTCATCCGGTATAAAAACCGAATCAGAGGTGCTTGCCCCGAAATCTAGGTCTATGGCCGTAGCGCCACCATTTCCTTGCGTTATGGTAAGCCTTCCCGCCCCGGAGCCCGTGGTTACTTGGAATCCTCGTATACGCGCAGGACCAACAGCAAGAGAACCCGTTCCAGTCACTCGTGTGCTTAAAGTATCAGAACCTGACATAAGTTTTTATCCTTTTAATAAAACTAAGCTTCAGCTTCTTCTTCTGCAACTTCTTCTGCAACTTCTTCCACTACCACTTCTTCTACAGGAGCTTCTGCTCCATCTACGGGAATACCAAATATTTTATCAGACATAATAGTCTCCTAAGTCTTTGATTAAATTAAACTTTAGCTAAAAGGCGTTACAGTTGTACCGGAGCCTACACCTACCATTTCCACAAACCATCTGTCTGCGGCCACAGAAGTGAACGTGACAACCGTGTCAACTATTCCACCTTTTGTGGTGCCGTTTAATGTGACATTTACATCAGTGAAATTAGCATTGGTAGTGAAGCCTGTAACCGCACCTGCCGCGCCCATAATTAGAGCTGTGCCAGTAAGTTTATCGTCACCTTGGCAGCTAATAACAAGGTCATTGGCTAGGGTATTAGCTAGATACACCTTGATCACTGCGCCAAAGTTATTGTCTTGATTGGGACTGGTAGGGTCCGCAGGAGTTGCGTCTTTAACAAGTGGAAGAGTTAAAGTGCTTGCTCCAGCCGCAAGGTCAAAACCTGTTAGGTTCATTTTGCCTGAATTACCAACAACAGTTACGCCTGTAGTATAGTTTGTGCTACTTTCGACCGCCAAAGTTTGGCCTGCGGTTAGGGTAACTTGGTTGTTAACGCCTGAGCTAATAAAGCCTGATAACGAACGTACTGTGCCAGCGAATGTGGTCTTAGCCATTTTTGAATTCCTCACATGCGAGTGATGGGGTGCTCTGTCTGCATGTCGTCAGCCGGGACTGTCAGAAGCACCGGTTGATTCCCGGAATATTTAAAGTATATACCAGTTATTGTTTTCTTGCACAATAAAAAAAACCCGCCTAAGCGGGTCTTTTCTGGACCTAAAGACCGAAGTCTTAAGAGCCACTACCGTACACAGCACGCCAATCTGAGACGCCGAAGCTGTAACGCTCACGGGCCTTAAATCGCATGTTTCCTGTGTCGAAGTCACCTTCCATAGCAGTCTTAAGAGGAGTTCTGTTGAACATCTTAAAGCCGTTAGGAGCATCCGTCTTAATGAACCAATTATCTGAGTCAGTAAGAAAGTGGTTAACTACCGCGCCATCAGGGATCATGCCCATAGACTTAGTAGCATTAACGTCGTTGTCGGCAGAACCAGGACGTAGGTTAGAGTTGATTACACGCTCTGCAATAAATTGCAGTTCTTTCGGTATAATCATCTTCATGCCACGTACTGCAATCTTCAAACCACGCTCATCAGTTAAACCAGCAATGTTAATGAGCATAGACTCAAGAGACGTCTCATTTAAGTCTGCTGGCGTAGCCAAAAGATTTGCTTGATTACCGACAAGCGATGGGTGAGCTGCTGAACAAAGAGCCGCTCCGTCGCCTATTGGAACCGCAGTGTTAAACGCTTGGTTTAATACCGCCGCAGCTTTAATCTGCTTGGTTTGTGACATTGAACGAGCAAGTGCCCGAGTATAGCGAGCTGCAAGACGATCATAAAGATTGTCCTCAATCGCTTCCTCAGTGATGCTGAACGCCAAGGCAATAGTTTCCATGGTGTACCGTGCAGTGTAAGTCTCCTGCGCGTCATCAAACGTAATGGCATTACCCTCGTTTTTAACCGGGGCAGTACCAAAGCCTGACAGCATTACTTCCTCTTCGAATGCGCGATCTGATGACTCTTCGTCAAAGATCTCCGCATGTTCACGATCATAACGATCGTACTCCAGACCGAACAAAGCATTTAGTCCGGGTTCCAGCTCTTTCGCTAGTTGTGCGCGAGATATAGCCATGATTTAGCCCTCTTAAATACCAGTCGTTAATGAAGTGGTTTGTGAATCGAATCGCGAAGCATTTGAGTTGAAATGAGCGTTCAAGCGTACAACATACGGGATACCCGCAGCGGCAAAATCGCTATTTGCTTCATCATCAACGATGCCCACAATACGCAACGGAAGCGTAGCTGTGTTCGCGATAGTGGATACGCCCAGGGCAGCATTAGAGTTGCCGTTAGCCGTAGAACCGACTCTAGCCGAAGTACCCAAAGACGCATTCGAAAATACATGGGTAAGGGCCGTAGCACGGTTTGTTAGTGAGGCGTCCGAAGCAACTTGGAAAAGTTGATTTGGATTGTCCGCAACATACGCTCTAACTGGATAATTAGTATCCACCGAAACGCCTGCTGAACCGGGCCAGTAGTTAAGCCAAACGGGCTTTTTTTGTGTTGCATCTTGGTACATA